CATCGGACCTGCGGCTTGCTGGCCTTCGGCTCCATGGTTTTGGGCAGCCCGAGCAATTGTCGGATTTCGCTCGTCATCATTCGTTTGCCCGCTGTAGTAGCCGACTCCGTGCCGAAATTATACGCGACCATAATGGCGGCAACCTGCTCGCCGTTGTTTGCAGTAATCCAGGCGCTCGTTTCCACCATCGGGCATTCGCCTTCGTTGCAATGCGTTATCCACCGCCGCGACGAATGCAGGAATGTAATCTGCCCCTCAAATGCCCAGACGCCAGTTCCGCACTCGTTGCAGTTGCCGTCGTACCTGTTCGGGTAAGACCTGGTGGCTTGCCTGTTGCTCGCTTGGTTCATCGTGGTTCCTCCTCTGTTTTAGCTTTCGCCGACGGTCCGACCGTTTCGCCTGGGAGCTACCCAGGCTCTTCAGGGCGAGGACTGCTAGGATTCTTGGGCGTCCCCGCAGTCTGGGCACTTGATGAAGTCGATTCGGAGGAGCTCCCCAGCGGCTGGGGTGTAGCCATTGGGGAGAATGTCCCCAGTAGCTATCGAGCCAGTGCCGACCATTTGGCCGCCGCACTCGTGGCAGGGGAGGGATATGGCCTGGCCATCGAGCCAGGGGGTCGCCGTCGTTGAGTTCGTCATGGTTGCCTCCTCGGGGTTAGATTGGCTCTACTTTATCAGAGCGACTATCCTATTGTCAATAGGCAAAAGGGCAAAAAGAAGAGCAAAATAAAAACTCGTTTTCTTGCCTCGGTTCTCCTAACTTCGCCCAAAGTTCGCCCAAACTTCTCCCGATTCTCGCCGACACGCTCATCGTCCCCTGCGGGCGCCGTATCTGGCCCAGCAACCAGCGGGGCTGGAGATGTGCCCAGACGCACGGAGAGGCGCCGAAGCGCCCCTCCTGGTAGGTAACTGCCTGCGAGCATTAAACGTCGGTGGGGTGGTCTTCCTGCCATGTCCGAGTTGCCAGCACCTGGCGGTAAATGTAATCAAACGTCTTGGCGGAGCATTCCATGTTGTACTCAACCAAGTCTTCAGCGATGCCCTCCTCGGTGGCATGGAGGGAGGCCGTAATGGTTGCCGCTGCGGCCATGCAGGCGTTGAGCATATATTCACGGGTCCAGTCCTTTGGCACTCCAGCGACCCCAGGGGCTGCGTTGACGACCTCTCGGAGCACGGAGTCGATGTTATAGAAGCGGTCATTCCTGACGAGCTCTCCCGTTATCTCGTAAGTCTTCCCGACCTCCAGGGCATCGGGCGACACCCTGGCATCCTTGAACAGGTTGAAGTTGGGTATCATTGTTCCCTGGCCGCTGGTCGGGAGGCCGTCGCAATCAATCCGCCAGTGGGGATGAGGGTGGGGTTCCCCGTCCTTCATGTCCACAAAGGTCTTCTTCCGTATCGTGACCTTGATGGCCGCCTTCGGCTTGTCCTCATGTCCCCTCCAGGACGGCTCATCGGTTCTGGGCTCCAGCCTGATGGTTCTGTTCTCGTTGAGCATATTGCCCTCCTTTTTTACCCCTGCCTGGACTTGCCGCCAGGCCGTGGCTTACGGCCCACCCGAAGGCGGGCTGGCTCCCCTGGGGGCTAGTACGAACTGTAGCCGCTGCTCACCGCATCGTCAGATTTGTCAGGGCTCATCATCTGGCGGATGCTCTCCCGCGCCTTGCGGATGCTCTCTCGCTGTTGGAGGGCATCCTTCCTTGTAGCCCTCTCCCTGTTGAGATACAGCCGCTGCCCGATGCCCTCGCCCAGCATACCGCCACCGTGGCCGTGCATTCCCCAGTGCCTCTGACAACAATATGCCCAGCCACCATGACGGGTCTTAGTGTCGTATGTTGCGTCAGCTGGGCAATAATCGCAGGTGGGGTATTTGTTGACTTCTGTCCAGGTATTAGCCATTGTGGTCCCTCCTCTGTTTTGGCTTCCGCCGACTCTCGGGCCGTTTCGGCTGGGAGCCACCCAGCCTCATCAGGACGGGGACTAGTATGCCTCGGGGTGGTTGATTCGGTCCTGGGCGTACCATGCCTTGGAGGCTTCCAGCTCGGCGGCGTCGGCGAAGAGCTGGTCCCACTCGGCCTTGGTCATTGGGTTGTGGCCTTTGGCGGTCTGCTTGGCGCTGTAGCTCTTGTATGTCATGGGTGCCTCCTTAGCTTTGTTAGCTATACAATAGCATAGGCCATAGCCTATTGTCAACAGTTTATAGAGGTAATTTCAAAACAACTGTCAGGCACATCCAACCTCACCTCCGCCTATAGAAAAGGCCCGTCGGAGGTTAGGTTCCAGGGCAGCGGTAACAACCAACCTCACATCTTACAGCCCAACCTAACCTCCGACAGGCCTATATGTAAGTCGGAGGTTAGGTTCCAGGGTAACAGTGGAGGGATTGACACCAACCACTCCGCTGGCTATTCTTAACAAAACCGAATATATAGACTGGCCAGAGCGCACAGCCGCCAGCGCCATTCGTGAGGCTACAGGGCCCGACTCGCAGTTGACCGAACTGCGGCGGGTTCTTTTTTTTGGGAGGCAATAATGCCGACAGGGATTCTCAAAAGGAAACTAATCAGGCCAGAGATTAAAATCGAGGACGCTGCCCTGGGGCGGGTTTCTGCTATTGTCTCAACCGAAGACATGGACAGAGACGGCGACATCATCCGCCAGAACGGCTGGAACCTGGACAATTTCGCTGACCACCCGATGTTAATTGCCAGCCACCGCTATGATGACCTGACCGCCCAACTCGGCACCTGGGACGACATGGAGGTCAAGGGAAAACAGCTTATAGGTGTCGCCCGTTACTACGTGGGCGAGGGCAACGCTACGGCAGACTGGGCGTACAACCTGGCCCAAAAAGGCGATGCCGCTTTCTCCGTGGGGTTCATCCCTGATATGACGAAGGCGGAGCGGCTGGGGAAAGGCTCGGACGGCGGCTTTGAGTTCCGCGGCCAGGAGCTCTTGGAGGTCAGCCAGGTCACGGTTCCAAGCAATGCCAGGGCCCTCCAGATGCTGAAGAGTATGACAAACCACCCAGTCCTCGTCGAGGTCATGGGCGACGTTCTCCGAGATATGCCCGAGGCGAAGCTCGCGGCTGAAGGGCCGAATGGCCCGTTAATGGAGGCCCTCATCGAGCGACTCTCCGACAGAATACGAGGCGACCTGATAACACAGTTCGCAGATTTAAAAAGCGAGATAAATCATCTTGCTGCCAGGATGACCCCAGAGCCCCAGGCCGAACCAACGGCCGAGGCAATCCAGAGAGATTATATTTGGAGGATGCTTACTAATGACCGATAAAGTTTTGACCCCGAATAACCCCGAAGATTTAATGGAATTTCTAAGGACCGAGGAGTCGGTAAAATCGGCATTCGGCGGAGGACCAGAGGCGGCCCAGAAATTCATCGTGGACTATGCCGCAGCTGCTCACCAGGCCGACCCAGCCGTGGAGGAACAACGCCGTGAGAACGTAGCGACGGAGTTACGGAGCATCCTGGAGGAGAAGGGTTTCACTCAACAGTCTGGCCGTCCTCCCATGTCGGATGAGACTGCCAAGGGGCCAGGGGCACCCATGCCCCGCAGCGGAGGATTCCGCAAGGCCCATGACGTTAATCCGAAGGCCGCTGGTAACTACGACGAGCCCTGGGAAAGTTTTGGCTCCTGGGCAGCTGAACTCCACAACTACTATCGAACTGGCCAGAAAGGCCGTATCAAGGATATGAGCGAGTCCGTACTCGGAGACGGCGGCGCATTGGTGCCAGAGGAGTTCAGGGCCGAGGTTATGCGACTGAGCCTGGAGGCGGCCGTGGTACGACCGCGGGCAACCGTCATCCCGATGGGCGGAGCCACCCTCCGAATCCCTGCCATTAGAGACACCTCCCACGCCTCCAACGTATTCGGCGGCGTTTCGGGCACCTGGGTCAACGAGGGCGGCACCGTATCGAGCAGCACCAACCAGCCGTCATTCGGCCAGGTGGTTATCAATCCATACAAACTAACGGCGTACACCGTAGCATCCAACGAGCTCCTCGCAGATGGAGCGGTGGGCATTGAGGCCCTAATCGGCCAGTTATTCCCGCAGGCCATCAGCTACTTTGAGGACGACGCTTTCGTCAACGGCACTGGCGCAGGCCAGCCCCAGGGAATAATCAACGCCGCAGCACTCGTCACCCAGGCCAAAGAAACAGGCCAGGCAGCCACCACGATTGAATACCAGAACCTCGTCAAGATGTACAGCCGAATGCTACCGCAGAGCCTGGCGAGAGCCGTCTGGGTAGCTCACCCCGATACATTCCCTCAACTGGCTCAGATGTCACTTGAGGTAGGTACGGGCGGAAGTGCGGTCTGGGTAGTCAACGCATCCCAGGCAGCCCCGATGTCCATATTCGGGCGGCCGTTAATTTTCAGCGAGAAATGCCAGACAGTGGGAACCGCTGGCGACATATTTTTCGCCGACTTCAGCCAGTACCTCATCGGTGACCGCCAGGCCCTAACCGTCAGCCGCTCGGAGCACGTTAATTTCACCACCGACGAGCAGGTGTGGAAATTCGTCCAGAGGGTCGATGGACGGCCCTGGTTGACTTCAGCCCTAACACCGCGGAACGGGAGCACTACAATCAGCCCGTTCGTTAACCTAGCGACCCGTAGCTAATAGCTAAATTGATTCAAGGAGGCACCAGCTATGCCAGGGCCAATACTACTCGGTAATA